ATTGCTGAAGAGCTTAAGGTAGACTTAGGTATCCCAGACCAAGGTTTGGGAGGACGCTCAACCCCTACTGATCGTAACCTTGAAGCACAGAAGATAACACTCGCTGCCCTCAAGGATACTGAGCTTGCTGAAGAACATGAGGCTATTCAAAAGGCAAGAGAAGAAACAGGAATGTATGTCAATCAAGTTAATGAACTTAAGCAAGACAATTCCAATTTACAAAAAACAATTTTACATCTTAAGGAGCGATTGGAAGAAGTCAATCTTTCAAACGCTCGTTTACTTTACACGAATCGGGTGTTAAATAGCACCTCCTTGAATGAGCGACAAAAAACAAG